TTGCCATTTTCATCTCTAACTTTACTATCTTTAAAATATTTTTGCTGTTCTTTGCTTAATGCCCTTCCTTCGTTGTCTGTTTGTTTTACTGATGATTTACTGTCAGCAACTTTTGCATACTGTGCTTGTGTAGGGTCAATCCATGCTGCATCTTCTATATTAATCTCTTTTGAATATATTTTTCCATCACCAGAATATGATTCTGCTTCCATCCTTGATGGACTTACAAAAGTTCCTTGTTCTATTGGATAAGATGAATATACAGTTATTTTTCCGCTTTCAATTGCTTTTTCTATATCTTGTTTTGTCAAATCTGGATTATATTCATCATAATCTGACCAATCACTATCTTCAATCGTTTCTTGTAATGTTTTAATATCATCTATTGTCCTTATCCATGTGTGATAATCATCATTAACAGGATTACTATTTAAAATAATATCTAATTGTTTTTGTTTATAAGAAAAAGAACTATTGTCTAGTTCTTCGTTTACTCTATGAAGAATATCGCTTCGTACATTCTCCTTAGAAAGTCCTTTATTTTCTTTATCAGTTTCATTTGTTCCCTCTATGTCATTATTATATAAAGAAAAATTATTTTTGGCAACATTTTTTGTTGATTGCTTATATTTGGCTGCTATTGGTAATATCTGCTCTCTTTGTTCTTCTGTCATTTTTCTTCTAGCAGATGTATCTCTTGCTTCTTTCTCACCAAGGTTTTTGATATATTCACTTTCGCCAAGTGCTACGGATGTTCCTCTCTGAAATTTTTCTACTTTTTGAGCATAATGTTGTATTTCATGAATCAATGTATTTAAAACTGCATCGCTGCCTTTACTTATTAGTTTATTATTGATTGTTATTGTATTAGTAATCTTATTTATTCTGCCATTCAATTCATGTAATTTGCCATTAGGGTCTTTTACAGGTTCAATATCTGTAAATTTAACCTTAATATTTTTCGCTTTTGGATATATCTCAAAAAGTCCATTATGTTCAAGTATTTCACCTAGTTTATATGATTTATTTTTTTCAACATTTTTTATTAAATTTGCATCCTCATCACTAATTTCAAATTTCCAATCACCATTTTGGTCTTGAAACCACCATGTTCTTTGTCTAATTTGTTCATTTGTATATCCCTGTTTTGCCATTTCATTGGCTCTATTATAACTATCTAGTGCCCATTGATTTTCTGCATCTGCTTTGACACCATTTTTTACACCCTTAATTCCTGTAATCATATATCTAGTAGAATCAGAGGCATTATTATTCTTATATTCTTCTCTATATGCCTTTTCAAATTTGTTTTTAACATCTTCCCAGAATATTTTTTCACTTCTATATCCTACTAAACGATTCAATCTATTTAGCTTATCTATTACAAAATCATAAATTTGTTTAGCTATTGATGGCTTTTCGTGTACTAATCTATTGATGTATTCTTGACTTCCTAATTTTTGTGCAAGGATATTTGCAACTACTTCTTCATTTACTGCTTGTTCAAAATTGTTCGAATTTTGATATACCTTTGAATATGTTTTTGCTAATTCTTGTCTTGCTTTTTGAAAATCAGGGAATCGCATATTAAATGATTCTATTAAATCTGCTAATAAATCAGCATTACCACCTGCTACCATGTCATGATATAATTCATGAACTGCAACTTCTTGTATTAATTGTTTTGTATCTGCATTTGGATTAAATATTATTTCTCTAACTGTTTCACCATTCTCATTAACATTTGTCATCCAAATTGCATTAGCATTTGAATCACTGAATAAATTAGCATCGAATCTGGAATTGATTCCTCTATCGCTTAGCATTTTGTTTATACTAACAATTGGCTCACTATTAGGGTCTATGTTATTAATTCTTGCACTCTCTATTAGGTTTAAATTTCTTGCTGGTAGAGTTTTAGTTGTTTCTTGAGTATTTATACTATTTCTTGTTAAATCATTGCCTAGCGGTAAAATTTGCCTACTAGAATTTAAATTAGAACTATTTTCATTTGCTGTCAATTCATTTACTGTTATAGGCATAATATTTTTATTGTCTTGATTATTAGTATTAGATAATTCACTTAATTGATTTTGCAAATTATTTAGCTCTGTTTGCAATTCTGTCATTTGCTGTTGTTGCTGCTGTGTTAATCTATTTTCTTGTTGCAATTCCCTATATTCACTAATCTGTTCTGTTACTTCATTTATTCTTGTATTAATTGTGTCTGCATCTACAGTTGTATTAATATTTGAATTGTTGTTATTTCCTTGCTCTGTATTTACTATATCATTTACTGTGGCTATTGATTCATTTTCTTTTTGTGTTTCAATATTCGAACCTTTTACTTCTTGCAAATTGTTTATTAAATTGTTTTGGCCAGGAACAACTGCACCTGTTATTGCACTTACTAATACACCTGATAAAAAGTCATCGAATGCATCTTTTTTGCTATAATCCCATTTATCTGAATATGCAAGCCTTTTTACAATTTCGCTTGCAGTTCCAGATATTACTTCTTCAATACCCTCACCAATAGTATTTATTCCAAATTTGGCTAATTCTCTTACAACTTTATTTCTAATTTTATTTGTTGCCTGTTCTACTATTTCTTCTGTTACCTTACCTGTTCCTGGCAACTTAACACCACTAAAAATATACTCTGAGCCAACTTCTGCTGCAGCACTTCCTAATGAATATAATACGGCTTGTTCTCTGCTTGCACCTTCTTTAATTGCTTCATCGTATCCACTACCATATGAAGTAAATGATGCAGTTGCCTGCCAAGGTATTCCTAATGCTTCTAAAGCTAACATTCCACCATAATATCCTACACCACTTGCTATTGAATCAGATTTATTTCCTAAAGCAGAATATTTGTCGACTTTTTGTTCTGCCTTGCTTAATTTATCAGAAATAGGATTATAGTTTAAAACATCCTGTGTTGCTTTTGTTCGCCATTCTTCTAAATGGTCTTTTCCTGTTAGCAATTTTTCTGAACGAGTAAGTGGACTTGCAGCATTAATGAATGCTGATGCTATAGTATTTTTTACACCTTGCCCTATTGTATCTGCACCTTTTGCTAAATTTATACCTACATCCCCTATTGTGCCAAGTGTATTTTGAATAAAATTTCCCTGTCCTTGCTTGAACCAACTATTATTTTTTTGATTATTAACAGGCAAATTTATATTATTGTTATTATTTGAATTAGAAGAAAGACTTATACTAGATTTACCCTCATTAGCTAATTTTACATTTTTTTGATATTCTTCTAATCTTTTTTTCTCTATTGATGTATAAGTCATATTTTACCTCCTATATAAAATTAATTAATTTACTTAATGTACTTAATACACTATTATTTTTTTTCGTTGTCTTACTATTGTTGGATGAAGTATTTTTTGATTTTGATTTGCTATTGTCTACTTTTACATTCGTGTTAGGAAAATAATATAACTTACCATTTATAGTTTCAGTAGTTAAATATCCTTTTGCAATCAAATCTTTAACATTTGAAGCTGTGCTAACTCCTGATACTCCATTGTTTTTTAAATATAAAACAGCATTTGTTAGTGAATTATACCCTGTTTTACCATTATATTGAATAGTTCCTGATGATGTATTAGATTTATTTGTTGAATTATCAGGTTGTTTTTCAGTTAAGTCTATACCGCTATTATTATAGTTTGAATAATTTGAGTTATATGCTCTTGTAGCAGCTTGTTGCAATGCAAATTCTCTTTCCCAATTTTGCTGTGCAATTCTATCTTGTTCTTTCTTATATGCCATTTGTTCATTAAATTGTCTTGCTGCTTCTGCTTGCTCATTTTCATAATTGATTTGACTTTCAACATCTTTATAACGGTTGTAATAATTATTATTGATATTATTTTGCCATGTTAATTTATTTTGAGTTTGAGTATCTTTATAATTAAATCCTTCTAATGCTATGTCTAGTTTTTGTTTCAATGCAGACAATGCATTTTCTGCTAATGTTGCATTATTTTGCATTGTGGCTTCTTTTATAGCATTATCAAATTCTAATTTAATATCATTTAAACTTTGTCTAGCACTCGCTAATCTGTTTTGGTATGCATTATACATATTAACTTTTGAACTTTCTGCATATCCACTGTTAGATAACCCATTATTAACTACATTTTCTCTACTAACACCATATCTATCTACTTCTTTTTGATAATCAGCATAACTTGCTCTTGCTTCTTTCTGATAATCTTTTTCTGCTTTGTCTTTTTTCTGATTATATAATTCTATTTGATGATTTAAATTATCATTTGCAATTTGTTCTTGTGTTGCTTGCCAATTATTCACATAATCTTGCTGTTGCTGTGTGAATGTATTTCTTTCATTAATTAAATCATCATATGCCTTATTATATTGTTCTAACTGACTTTGTTTTTCTGATTCTACTTGTTTAAATCTATCATCATCATAATTTACATTATAACTTGCCATTTTTAATCACCTTACCTTTTAACATATCCACCAACAAAACTTTCTAATGTATAAGAATTAAGTCCAAATGGTGTATTTGAACTAAATTTCATTTGCAACTTTTTCCATTTTTTCTTCTTAATTCTATAAACTATATAACCTTTTGTATTGGTGTATTCATTTATTTCTTCAAAATTATTGTTATCAGTTTTTACATATATTTTTACCTTATCACCAGTTATTTCTGCTGTTCCACCTCTTTTATTAGTAGTCTTTTGGTATTGAGGGTATTTAAAGTCATCTAGTTTAGTAGTCCAATATGCATTTAATTCACTATCTGTTTTTGTTAAACTATAAATAGCATTATTACCACATAAATAAAGCACTCCATTTTTAACTGCAGTACATGTTATATTATGAGATAATTCCCAATAGTACCATTCATATTCAATATAAACATCTCTATATTTTTGCCTACTATCAGCAAGATATACTTTATTATCAATTATAACTAACAAATAACCTTCCCATTCTTCCAGAATCATGTTTTTATAATTTGCTTCTTTGAGCAATTTACCATCAATCATACTAGACCTATGAGATAATGTTTGTTCAGTAGTTATATCTTGAGTAATTGCTTCCATTCCTCTATCAGAAAAGAATACTATATCATCATTAAAATTAATTCCTGTTGCAACACAACCTGTTGATATACTTGAATGTGTGCTAGGATAAATTTTCCCATATTCATTATCTATAACAGGATTATGATAGAATATCGTAGTATTAGCTTGAGATGGTTCTTTTAATACCCATAAAGCATTATTTCCTGCTATCATTGCCTTAACAGGTGCTAAATCCATTCCTTCATTGTAATAATCTAAATCCGATACATATCTAGGGTCTTCTACAGAACTATGAAATATTGCATTTGGATAATCTTGATTACCACTAAAGAATACTCTATTATCAAATACTGTTAGTAATGTACACTTATTAATTCTGTTTCTATGCTCTGGTATTGTTTTTCTAAATAATATTTCTACATTATGTTGGCCATCTGTTTCTGGTGCTGGTGGTGCAACATTGAATGTTATTTCGCCTTTTACTGCATCTACTGTTAAATCTACTCCTTTAACATATGTTATTCCATCTATTGTTGCAGTAACAGTATAATTACTATCTATGTTTTCCGTATCTAATTTAAATTTCTTTGTAATTCCATCGCCTATTCTTAGATTTTTTCTTAATGGCGTCAATAAATTAACATCTTGATAGGTTGTTCCACTGCCTTCTGCATCGCCAATTGATGTTGTTGGTATTGTTCCTACTACTTCATGTATTTCTGCACCATTATATTCTAGATAATTAATTCCATCCTTGATGTATAGAATATTGTCAAAAATGAATGATTGACTTCTTGCTGGATTCATACCGCTAAAGATAATTGTAGTTCCATCATATAATTTTGTTCCACAATGTACTATTCTATGTGTTGTATTCCCTACATCATAAAAAAATAGGCCAAATATGGTGTTATCATAACTTTCAACTAACTCCATATCAGGCCTTGTTTCTATTCCTGCCGCATTATTCTTATAATTTTTCCACATATTTAAACTGTCTGGACTTCTTGATAAATTTGTATCACCATTGCTAAAATCTACACCAGCAAACATATCGACTTTTCTAGTTACCAAATTACCGCTTGGCACTCCAGCTGCACTACCATATGAACTCATCTAAATCACCACCATCTATATAAATTGAACCTGTATGATATCTTGGGTCTAATCTTTGTAGCATTTGTTCATATCTTTCAGCATATATCCTACCATATTGTGCTGATATGTCTGACTTTAATAAGTCTGCTGCAACTCCATATGGCATTACTTCTAATGCATCTGTTGACAAATCAAATACAAATTCATCTGCAACTGTATTTTCTGTTATTTGTTCAGGATATTTAAAATAAAATACCTTTGCAGTTCCAGGTTCACAAAAAATAACTGTATCACCTACAATATTATTTTCTACACCTCTAATTAAGTTCAATTGAAACATCTTTTCATCTATTTCATTAAAATCGTATTCATCTTTTAATTCTGTATCTACTTCAATTGTCTTTTTTGCTGGTATTTTCTTAATTCTTGCTAATTCATTTTGAATTTGATTAATAACTTCGTTGATTTTAGCAGAAATATCTGGGTCATCAGTTAATAGTTCACTTTCTGGATTAATTTCTTCTATCAACTTCAACACTTTCTTTTTCATTTCTGTTAATGTCATATTATCACCTTCTTTATTTTTCTTCTTCAATTGGAGTATTATATATTTCTTTTATATCTGCTATTTCCTCTTCCAATTCATCTAATGTGCACATTTGACATTGTGGTATAATGAATCCTTCTGTTTCATCCCATACTAAAATAGTTCCTTCTGGCATTGTTACAACCATTTTTGATTCTTCTTGTACTTGAAAAAATTCTGATTTTGTTTCGTTTTTAACTATAGTAGTTAATGTTAAATCTTTGAATGTTTGATGTACTCTACCGTCTTCTGTTTGTTCAGTAAACTCTGTTTCTTTTGTTACTTTCTTTCCATAAATCTGTTTTAAATTTGGTTTAATTGTATAATATTCTAATTTTGACATATTTATTTCCTTTCTGGTCGTGTTATGAGAGTTGCACTCATTTAATCTACTTACACGATAAAAAGAGCCTTATGGCTCTTATATTACTTTGTGGTTTTAATAACTACGATTTCAGCTGGTCTTACAACTTTAGCACCGAATGCATATAATCCCTTTAATGCATCTTCAAATGAATCTTGTGGTCTATATGCTTCTACTTTGTTGATTTGTTCAACGAAAGCAATTGCATGCTCAGTTCTAAGAATGTTATATGTATCAGCATTGCTAGATGGTAATAGGTTTTCAATTGTAATGTTAGCATTACCATATTTACCTACAATACCTTTCTTAGCCATTTCAACATTATTAGTTAATAGTTCAGTAATAGATGGTCTTAATACTTTATGGAATTTAGGACAAACTTCTAACCAATAAGATTCAGATACTTTGCAGTTGTTTCCATATAATACTTCGAATCCATCTTCTACTTTATCTATAGCATTTGTTTTAGTTGGTGCACCTGCAGCAATTGATGCAATTGTAGGTGTATCAGCTTCAACACCAGCTTTAACTAATGATGCAACATATTTGTCGCCTTCCTCAGCTAATGCTAATGCACCTTCTTTTGCAGATGCTTCCATAGCACCTGGTACAGATTGTGCTTTATTGATATCATCTAATCCAATATTGAAATATTTGAATTGGTCGATATCAATATCTACAGATGTAGCAGATACTGCTTCTCTTGTAATTGCTGTACCTGGTACATAAGTTCTAATTGTTGGTCTAACAGCATTTAAAACTCTTACTTTAGTAGCATTTTTACTATCCTTTTCATATTTAAAATCGCAGTGATTTCTCAATGATGTAATTGTTTCTAGGGCTCTTTCATAAGCCTTATGCCAAATTGTTTGTTTAGCATCATTCATTTTTCCTCATTCCTTTCTTTTACCTGTTGCTATGAGTCATTGATTGTCGAACCTTTTCCCATACACCAGGTTTGTCCAAATCTTCTAAGGACATTTTACTTATTTCTTCATCAGTATAAAAAGCCTTTTCAACTTCTTTATTGCCTTTCATACTTCCGATTTGTTCAACCTGTTTTTTTGGTTGTATTTGTGTATAATATTCATACACTTTTTTGATTGGAGTTTTAGAGTCGAATTGACTAGCAAATGATTTAAAATCATTATTATTCAACATATCTTCTTTAACTCCTATTTGAGCTAACTCTTTGACTTGTTTTTGTCTAGTCAACTCAGTGGCAAGTTTAGTAAATAGTGCTCTCTCTCTTGGTGTCATATTTTCTCTACCAATATCAGCTAGCCTATTTGCTTCTTCTTCCATTTCATCATATCCTAGTTTGATAATTTTACTTGCATCGGATTCACCCAATGTTATTTCATCATCTTCTGAATATCTAGGTTTTTGATATGCTGGTATATTTATTCCCTGTTCTTCATAGAACTCTCTCATCTTTTGATTAGATTCGGTAATATCTTTTGTACCTAAGCCAGCACTTAATATACTTTCAGTTTCTTCGTATTTAGAGAGTTTTTCATTATAAACTTTTTCAAGTTTTCTCTTTTCTCTCTCAATTTTAGTAGGTAGAATACTATTTACTCTATCATTTACTAATTTTTCGATTTCTTCATCAGTATATTGTTTAACTTCTTTTTTTTCTTCGTTAGAAGTGGTATCAGTTAATTCTATACCTTCCTCAAATTCTTCTACTGTTTGAGCATCAGTATTTTCAGTTGAATTATCAACAGGTTCTGTTTGAACTAATTCTTCTTCGTTCATTCTTTTTTCCTCCTATTTTTTTAAGTGTTTGACTTCACTTTCCATGTTCTTTTTAAGTCATTCAATGCTTGGACTATTAAAAAACAATGCTATACCTGCATTGCTTGATTAATTAAATTACTTCCCATTTCACCAATACCTGTAATATCGGCTTGTGTGCCTATATATTTATTTGCTTGCATTTGCAATTGTTCAGCTTCATTTTGTACATCTGCTATTCTTTGTTGAATTTCTTTCATTTTCTTTATGCCTTCTTGCAATTTTTGTTTAGGCATTGAACTATCATCATCTAATAATTCAGTATATACTTCAAGTTCACTTAGTTTTTGTTGACTAAAGTATCCTGCTTTTAGCATATTTTCAAGTGATAATTCTTGTGCATATTTATCAAATGGGCTTTTAGGTGTTACATCCACCTTAACATTTGCTTGTAAGGCTTGCAAAACACTAAATGGCACTTGTACAGGTTGACTTGATATTTCCCCTGTTAATGTATCGGTTGTTTCATAATTAATTACCAATCCATCTTGTGCATATGTTTTCCACATATCTAACCATATTCTTGCTAAATCCTCTATTGTTGTCTTTAATGCTAGAGTTTGTTCTGCATTTGGCATCTGTGATGCTTGCTGAACTGCTAATATTGCTTTACCGCTAGCACTCTCTGGATTAATATCACCTGTTGCAATATCACCAGCACCTGCTAATTCTCTAGTAGTAGTAATTAATTCGTTCATTACTTTTTCAACATCGCTACTCATTTGTGATGGATTAATTGTTCCTACTATCTTTTTAACATCATCTATTCCCATGCCTTTAACCTTAATTGTGCTTCCTACTTGGTTAATAGCATTTGGATTTTCTACTTTGGTTATATCAACAACTTTTTGTGGATAAGCAGTTGTTTTTGCAGATATTAATCTTCTCATTATGGTCTTATTAATCTCTAATTGGTTAGGTATTAAATATCTTACTTCACCTTCACCTCTTGCATATCCTTCTTTTTCTTCCCATAGCATATGTGCAACAGGATATAATGTTAATCCTGTATCTTTATCTTTCTTTACTTCACAATATTTTGTTGATTGTGAAAAGTGAACTGTACCATCTTTTTTGTATAGTTTGGTAACTAATGTACACATATCATCTTTTTCTTGTTTAGCAGCATCACCTGCTTCTTCAAATGTGTCATTATCACCTACTATATACAATAATTTCTCATCTGAGATTCCTTCTTTTTTGGCCATCTCTTGAATATTAATTATTGGTCTTCTTTGCTTTATTAGAATATATGGTTGATTCTGTATGTTACTATCATTTTCATTGCCATAATAAATATCATTCTTAGATAATATTTCATTTATTGGTAAATCTAATTCATCATCGTATGTTACATATATAGGACATTCATCGTTAATAGCTGCATGTTTAGATATAGCTCTAACTTTTAAATCCATATTGTCTTTTTCCCATACTTTATTCGCCTGTTTATTAAGAAGTTCACATGTTTTCTTGGCCACTTCTTTAAATTCGTTATTATCGAAATTCTCTGAACTATAAATAGGTAAATACAAGTTATTATTGATTACTCCAACTTTATACTTAACAATTGGTTTAATTATGTTTAATTGTATAGGTTCTATTCCTGATACCTTTAATCCATACCATTGATTATCATTATACATTCTATAATTTCTATCTGTGTCAGCATAAACATTTTTTAATCTATTATAATTTCTTCCTGATTCATATAGATTCCATATATCTGTTGTCACTACTTCTTTTAAATCCATTGTTTCACCTCCTAGTTAGGTATATTTTTTTGGCCTAATCCTGTACCATCATAGTTATCTATGTTAGACATCATTAAATCAAAGGCCTCCTGCTTCTTCTTTTCTTCTACTGTTTCTATTTCCTTTTGTATTGCTTTTACAGGATTTAATTCAGGTATTACTACTTCTTCACTTTTAGATAGTTTTTGACCATTTTTAAGCCCTAATGAATAAGCAATTAAAATAAAAACACCAAATAAGGTGCATAGTATTATTGTTGACCACATTATTTATCACTCTTTTTCTTTTTATCTTTAGTGTAGTCTTTCTTATCTGATTCAGATACTTTCATTACCTTAACTGATGATGCATTTGTATCTTCTTCATAATATCTTTCTCTAAACACTTTCTTTTTCATTTATTTCCTCCAAATTAACTTCTCTTTTAAATTCACTCGAATCTACCTTTTTATTTTTCCACTTTTTATATGCATCAAAGTATATTTCATCTTTTTCACCATTATAAGTTATTTCATAATACATTCCATCGCTAACATTTGTACTTAGCAATGCTTTACTATTTTTTAATGTTTTACACATCCAAACAACATATACATCCTTTATTCCTATTTTTTTATTATCCGTTCTATCTGCCTCGTTATTAAAATAATCGATAATAATGTTTTTACAAATTACCTCAAATTCATAACTATCATTCATACTACTACTATTTCCTCCCCATAATCTAATTTTGATGGCATATCCATCGTTATTTTAAAATCTTCTGCGATTTGTTTTACTTGATTTATCTCTTTTGATGGTTGTGTCCTAGATACGCAAAAATATCTTAATGCATCTGTTATATGTGTTATTTCGTGTGGTTCTGTTGCACAATCGTTTGGATTCTTCTCATCGTGCTGTAATGAAGGTAAACATTTAATTAGATTTATGCAATTATTAAATATCTTTAAATCACAATCTATTATTAATTCACCTGTTTGTTCATGTCTTCTCTTGTATGGTTTAATCCATTCCTTAACATTTAACCATCCACCAACTCTATCATTGCTTGTTTTCTCTAAATTAACTCCGTTTTCGAAGAAAATCTCAGCTGTTGATTTACCTGTATCTCTGTTTCTATTCCATAAATCAGGTGGTGCATATATTCCTTTAAATTCATTTTTTCGCATATAACTTTTTAATACTTGGCATGCTTCGCTAACTATTAAATTATCTCTATGTATTTCATTATAGACATAGGCTTTATTATGTGTATCAACTGCTACAAATACTACAGCAAACATATCTAATCCATAGTCTAATGCAATATATTTATTCCATTCTTTTGGTATTTGAAATGGTTCTATAACATGAAGGCTTCTTTTAAATTCTTTAAAAAACATTCCATCATATATATCCCAATCACCATACTTTAGTGCTTTTCTTTCTTTTTCAGGTAATGCATCTAGTCTTTTTATATAATCAGGGTCATATGATAGCATAAATTTGTTATCAGTAACTAAACTAGGTATAAATATTCTAGTAGTTGTTTGACCTGTTTCTAACTTACATTCGTGTACCTTGTTTGGTTCACCTATATCAATGAATCTTTCTTTTACCCATGTATGCCCAACTCCACCAGGATTAGTTGAACTTTTCATTCCTTTAGGATACGGATTTGCACCTCTACATCTTGAAATCATATATGTGTACATGTACTCAGTAAAATGTGTTAATTCATCAAATCTTATTACATCGTATTCTGCAGATTGATACTGATAAACATCTTTTTCATTATCTATGTATCCAAAATCAATAATACTGCCATTTTTAAATGTCCATGTATGTTTACTTGAATTATAATCTGCTGCTTCTCTAGGATACATTTCCAAACTAACTCTTATTAATGATTTTTCTAAGTCTGGGAATGTTCTTCTGAATATTATTTGCTTACTTTTAGGATATTTCAAAGCATATAGCAATGCATCTACTAACTGGCCATAGGATTTACCGCCACCAGCTGCACCACCAAATAATGTTTCAAATGCTGTTGAATTAATAAACAATTCCTGTTTAGTAGTTATTGAAAGTTTCATTTTACCACTTTAATTTCTACTTCAAATGGCTTTTCCTGGCCAATATCGACTTTATCAGTAGGTTTTTCACCAATGGTATCTCTAACTGTTTTAAATGCCTCTAAATCGCCTATCATGTATCTTTGCATTAATGCCTCTATTCCAATATCCTGTATTGTCTTATCACCTTTTTTTGCTTCTAATGCTAATATTAATGCTTCTTTAAAGGCTTTTCGTTGTCTTCGAATCTCACCAGACTTCTTTCCGCCTTTTCTTCCTATCTCTCGTGCTTCTTCCGAGGTTGGTATTCTTAGGTTTTCTATATTTGCCATTGTTATCACCACTATCTAATTAATTCATTTGGTCGCTAAGGTGGGAGTTGCACCCACTACCTTCTGGGTATGAGCCAGATATGCATCTGTTACACTTCTCAGCAATATAAAAAGACACCGAAGTGTCTATTCAAGGAGGTGATGCATGTGTGAATTTACATCACATAATGTCTATTAATAAATACTGCAGAATAGATACTAAGTCTTTATTATAATTTCCACAACTTTTCATACCTACTCTGCACTACCTAATAATAGATAGTGTTTGTTTTATCAGAACTTTACATGATATGAGGTGTGAATTAATCTCTTTTGATTTTTTCACGATACTAATATATACCTAAAGTTTTCCGATTTTTTCCGATATTGCATTTTTATATAAATTATTTTTTATTTCGGTAATATAATCATAAGTTCTACTTAATGAGAATCCAATCAATTTATTAAAGTGTCTTGGCTTTCTTCCATCAATCCATTTATATACATAAATCTTATCATATATATCACCTTTTTCTCTCATTTTTATTTCTAATTTTTTAAGTTCATAATTTAGCATATCTCGTGTGTTTCTACTTTGATTGATTAATTTATCCACTTCATCAATATCATTCGTGTAAGCAATTAAATTTAAGTCTGATGATGGCTGTCCACCATTTACCATAACTTGTTTTATCTTCGATGCACCAGGAATAACAGCCAATATTAATTTACTTTTTTCTTCTAGTGCCTCATTATATCTTTTAGATGCATCTTTATATTTTTTTAATAATTCATGATATTCTAAATACATATTCACCTCTTCCTATTCTTTTTCTTTTCTATATTCATTAAATTCTTTTACTACTTGATTTATTTTTTCTTTTAATACTTTAAAATTAAAATCTATTGCTTTTTGCATATCTATTGCTTTTTCTTGTTTTAATATTATTAATTCATCATCAGGTATAAGTGGTATATCTTTATCTTCTTCATCATCTAGTATTTCTACTTCATCATTAAGATATTGAGTTAAAACACTATCTTTCATATCAAATAAGCCTCTATATTCTTCTTCACTAAAAGGAAATTCCAAATAATCTTTATCACAATCACTATAATCGTATATTGTGCCTTCCCATTTTATCTTCTTTGGCACTTCTTCACCATTGCTTATTAAACATAAAAGGTCTATTATCTTTATTTTTTTATTCATATCTACTCACCTCTTTCAGTAATTTAACTAAATCTCTAAAAGCACTTTCCTTACTAACATATCTTTTCTTGCCTCTTTGCCTATCTTCTTCGTGTGTCCTTATTTGTAATTCAGTTAGTTTAGTTATTGCATATTCTATTAAGTTTTCATGTTCTTTAGATGTCATTCTTCATCACTTAGTATTTCTAATAATTCTTTATCAAATTGTATCGATAATTCTAATAATCTTTTAATATCTTTGCCAGTATATTCTTTTAAACATCTATCATTTACTTTTATATCTAGTTCAAGTTTAGTTTTTGCAACAGTTATTTTACATAATGTATCTTCTAATTTTTCTTCTAATAATTCGATTTTCTTTTTTAATTTTTCAATTTCTTTTTCTTCCCAAGTAGGTTCTTTTCCATGTATTTCTTCATCTGATAAAATTAGATCATTCATAATAGCCTCCCATTTTATTCATCAACTAAATAACAATTATTTGCACTTAACAGATAAGTCTTGCCATTGCTTTTTACTTGTAATTGCTCTCCATCATAGTCTTTCCACTTATCTATCTTTAGTTCAAGCTTAGTTCCACTATAATTGCATATTGCTTTGTCATAAGTGTAATCTAAATCAATTATTTGTTTATTACATCCAGTCATAAATAATAAGCAAAATATAACTGCTATTACTATACCAATATAAGTAATAAATTTTTTATTTTTAAATATTTTCATCTCTATCTCCTTAATTATCTTCCATTAATCTTTCGTTTTTTTCGTTTTTTATTCTTATTAATTGCCTATCTATTTTATATTTCATTATTTCTTCTATCTGTTTATCATCTATTCCATAGTAGTATTGAAATTGTTTTAACATAACCATTACATCGGCAATTTCTTCGGCAATGTGTTTTATATCTTCATCTTTTTCAATAAAATCGTAATTGCAATTATATTGACTTTTAACAATTGCTTCATCTAATTCAAAATACTCACTATGTATATATTTTAATTGTTTCATTAAGCTATAATAATTAATTATCTTTAGTAAATCTTGTTTCATTTATTTCCCTCCTTTATTTCTTTCATTTTGTCTCTAACTTCATCATAAGAATTATATTCACAAGTTCCCATTGACATTTCCTTTACCCATTCTTCTAACTCATTCCAATTGTTAGTTAATTGGTCTATTTTATCTAATTGTTTATTATGTGCGTTGATAACAATATTTAGGTGTTCCGTTAAATTGTTAATATCTTCTGTAAATATATCTGCTACTTTTGTATCTTCCATTACTCACCATCTCCATTTTGTAATATGTTTAATAAACTTTCTATACTATCATAAGGCAAATCGCTACCATTTACACAAGTTCCTATTGGATATAACATTTCTTCTATATATTCAATAGCATTTTCACAACGAGTTTTGTAATCTTCTTGCTCGTATACTTCTTGTCTTAACCCTAGTATTGTATCTTCTCTACGGTCATTACTTCTTTCTAGGTATGCTATTCTTTCTCTTAACTCTCCATTTATCTTTTTATGCTCTTGTTCTATTTCTTTCAAATCGTAGTATTCTTTGTATATCATCTCACTATCTAGTCCTATTATTCTTTTGTTGCCTAATTCTTTTCTTTTTTCTTCTAAATATCTATGTGCATAAGGTCTTTTGCTAAATGTGTCAAATATCATACCCCATTCTTTATTTTCTTGTTGTAAATTAGTTATGTAATCTAATAATTTTATTCTTTCACTATACCATAATGGTTTTAAATCAATTTCTTCTTTTAATTTATCTAATATTTCTTTTATTTCATCGTTCATCTATTTCACCTTTTTATCTCTATATTTATATCCATCTTCTACTAATGAATAAATACTTGCATATAATAATTCTATATTTTCCCATTTTTCTGCTTGCTTATTTTTATCAACTTCTAAATATTCAATTTTCTTTTTATTTGCATGATTTATTGTATTTATCAAAAATTGTTCTTCTATTGTTTTCATAATTTATTTATTATCACCAAACATCTTTCTAGCAATATTACTTTGAACTGTGCAACTCTTTAATTTCATAGTTTGTGTTTTAGGTCTTCTTCCTGCTGGAAGTTTTCTAACTAAATATTTATCTGACATTGATTCTTCTAATTTAACTTCCAAATCTTTGATATTATCTTCTAATTCGTTTACTGTATTAAGTAATTCCTTAGTCTTATTTTTCTCTTTATTTAAGCTAGTAGTTAATCCGCCAATTTTACTTGCATTTTTCTTTCGTGCCTGTTCTGTTTGTTTTAATTGGTTTAAAGTGTCTTTAACTACACCAACCATATCTTCGTTAGTATCTCTTAATTTGCCAATTTCTTCATTATTCATTTTAATTTGTGCTAAGTAATTATCTTGCCTATCTACCATTTTTTGCATTAATTCGTAATCAGTTCTTTTAACTAAAACATAATTATCTTCAGGCTTTAATCCATCAGAATATTTTCTTCTATACTTTTTTAAGTTCGGCATCATTGCTTTTAATCTTAATTTATCAAACCAACTTAACTTTTTTGTTTCTTTATCCATCACATTCACCTACCCATAAATCATAATGCACAAAATAGCAATTAGAATCACCAATATAAAACTTGTTCCTGCTATTATCATTGGATATAATTTAAAATCCATTTGTGCATCCATCATATCTAATTTTGTCGACAACCTTCTCAACCAACTTACCCTATTTTTATCTTTTTTCTTTTTTCTCATTCTTCTATTTCCAATACTACTTTTGTAGTTCCTTTCCTATATTCAAATGTATCAGTAAACGAATATACATTTTTTCTATTATCATCACTAATTTTTCCATATTTTACTAAAGCATCCAGTATAAATTTTTTTGCAAAGCATATATTGTCTAAATCTCTTTTTTGAGTTCCCTCTATCCAATTAAAATGTATTTTTATAGGTTTATTAAATCTAGGCAATTCTATGATGTAATATCCTATTAATTGTTCAATTTGTCTTTTCATTTTAGCAGCATATTCTTTATTTGCCCTGCATGCTCTTATATAGTCATTGCACGATGGCAATTTTTCTGGTATTTCTACTATTATCATTTATTATCCTCCATATTTTTTAATTCTGCTAATTGGCTTGGTGTTAGTGTTTGTATTCCTAACTGATGAGCTTCTTGTATCACACCATCGATAAATATACTCATTTCTTTTGTGTCATACTCACTACTGCCTTTATATATTCTGTATATTGTAAATTCATTGTTGTTAAACATTCTTTTTGATACTGTTTCATAGTATTTAAAATATCCTATTGGATTAATAGAAGAAAGCATACTTATTTCACTCATTTGTCCATAACTTTTAAGCATATCGAAGTACACTTCTTCTTTTGATTTCCTAACTCTATTTGCTATTTCATTAATTAATTTCCAACAGTAAGCATTCTGGTCTAAACTTCTTTTATCTTTATGTTCTTTAATATCAAATTGCTTATCTCTATCAGCGGCATACAACCATTGTATTATCTGTAATGGTGTTCCTGTCATATCTACTCCTAAAATGGTAAGTCACTATCATTGATAGTTATTTGTTCACCAAATTCTGCATATGGGTCTTGTGTTGCTTGTTGTCCACTTTGTTGTCCATCTGGCTCACTTGGCACAAAAGAATCTTTTGGTTTGCTATTTAAAAATTCAAAGTTTTGTACTCTAACATAATGCTTATATCTGTTTTCACCTTTATCGTTTTGATATTTATCTGTTTTGTATCTGCCTTCTATTGCTACTCTATCGCCTTTATGAAGATATACAGATAATGTTTCTGCACCTTTATCCCATATTACACAGGTAATAAAGTCTGCTGGTCTTTCATTCCCTTCACTATCTTTTCCATTGCCTACTGCAATTTCAAATTGTGCATATTGCTTACCACTATCTGTTGATTGCAATTCGATATCTTTTGCTAATCTTCCAATTAGCATTACTTTATTAAAATCCATTATTTATCCTCCTTTGGTAATGTTATTTTTACATATCCACTTTTACCTTTTTTTATTTCTTTTCTAGTTTCTTTGTATTCGGCTAACTTATTGTGATATGCTTCATGTAATTCAGCATTTTCATCAATAAATCTTTTTTCATCATAATATTCAACTTCAATTTCTTTATCTGGTGTATCTTCAACTAATGTAATTTTTGTTCCATTAGGAGTTTCCCATGTCTTTTTGCCATAATCTTCCATCGCTTTTTTTAATTGTGCTTTTACTTTCTTAGATTCTTCTTCTATAGCTTTATATTCTGCTAATTTATTTTCAATTAAAACAACTTTATTTGCTATTTCAGTTAAATCCACAGGTAATAAATCTTCTTCTGTAATAAATGGATTCTCTTTTGCTTTTTCTAAATCAATTCTAAATTGTTCAACCGCTTTGTTTATTTGTTCTAATAATTCTTTATAGTTTTCAATTCTTATAGTAAATAATTGAAGTCTATTTTCATCAAATTCTTTATTAAAATCTTCTGGTCTATCATATACTGCTAAGATTCCAGCTTGTCTATTTGTATGTTCCATATAGAATAACAATTGAACTAAATATACTTTGTATTCATCAACAGTATTGTGGATTTGCGATGTTGTTTTTATTTCTAATATTGTTGTATAATCTTCGCCATCTGTATGGCATCTAATATCGCCATCAATATGTTTGCCTTCTACAAACGATTTGCCTAGTTGTTTATTAACATAATCTCTAATCTTTGATTCCATTACATTGCCATATTCTGTATATTCATTACCATCAAAAGTGTTTTCTTTTAATCCTGCTTTTTCTAGTAATAAATCGAATCTAGTTTTAAATTGACTTATTCCCATGATAATAGGAATATCTGAACCGCCAATATATTTATCTCTATCTACTCTTACATTTTGCATTATTTAGAATCACCATTCCATCCTAGTTCACATAAAACATCATAATAATCATCGTTGCTTAGTTTTCTTCCTGTCATTTGATAATCTTCTGCTACTTTTTTCATATCAATATTTTTTTCTTTGCAATATGCTATTAATTCTTTTCTATAATCTGGTTCTTTTTTCTTTTGACTTGCAGGTGGAGTATCGCCATCTGGGTCTTTCATTTCCTCTGTAGGAATGCAAAATACTTGAAACATTGCATATTTCATGGCTATTGCCATTGCTTTATTTGTTGCTTTATCGCCACTATCCATACCTTCACCAACTACTATTGCATCAACTGATGTTCCATCTTCTGCATAGAATGTATATTTTATTTTGCAAATTGAATATAACAATGTTGAACCTTTCGCAGTTTGTCTTTCTTCTCTTGTTTGCTCTAACACTTGCGGTACTATGAATACCTTATGTTTTGCTAATAATGGTTGAAATGTATTCATTACATCATCTATTCCTCTAAACATAAAATTTTGTGTTAGGTTTTTTTTGGTTTTGCCTATTGCTGGAACTTCTTCCAAAATAGCTGCTATACTTTGATATATATTTTTCATAATTAATCTTCCTTCCTAAGTATGTATTTTTTAAAGCAGCAAGTATTCCCATATCTGTTTTTCTTAGTTATCCATTCTTCATCAAACTTGTATCCATACTTGTGTTTTAAATCATATATTTTTGCACTTAGTCTTGTTATAAATAATTTTGAATATGATTCCCATGTTGTAATACTTCCATGTTCTTCTAAATATTTTAAAACCATATCGGTTTGTGTTAATCTATTTTCCATATAAATCACTCCTCATTTATCCAATCGCAATCAAAGACTTCGACTGGTTCTTTTTCTTCACTTTCGTTTTTAATTACATCATCTATTGATGTATATCCTTTGTTTTCCCAATTATGTAAAATTCCTGTTGTATAATTTAAATACTTTTTGCCATTAACTACAGTCAGCCTTATTGCTTCTCTAATTAATTTTTCATTATATTGTTCTAACCAATCGGAAATTAATTTAACCTCTGGCGAGTTTAAAGTTCTTCCAAAGTTTTCCTCCGCATAACAACAACAACTATATAATTGTTTATTTGTTATATTGTTATATTGTTTAGTTGTTGTCATTTGTTTGTTATTTGTTTGTTGCTCGTTTGTTATTTGATTGTTATTTTGTTTGTTATAATCTTGATATTTATTATAATTTTTTATTGTAATTACTGTGTATTTGTTGGTAGTTTTCTTTGTTATTTCGTTTGTTGAAATTAACTTATTTAACGAAGTTCTTATCTGCTGTGATGTCAAACCAGTTTGTTCTGATAAATGTTTTATACTGGTAATTAAAGAACCTCTTCCAACATCTATTCCTTGCCATCTTTTATTTTCCCAATTAGCGGTTAACAATAAATGAAGAAATAAATTTTTTGTATTAGAATCTTGATACCATTCCCATTTAAGCATTTTCCTGTCAATGACTATAAAACTTCTTTTATCTTCATCCATCATTTCCTCCAATGTAACCAAAACCCTATAAAGATTGACTTTTACATATTAATTTGCTATAATTAAATATGTAAAAAGTTTGTCCAGAACTTTTTATTTTTTTTGTATTCTTTCATATAAGTAACTTCCTGATTCTGAAACCACAAATAATGAAATTGTAAATATAATTAATCCTAATGGAGTAAAGCCTGTCATTTGTTTACTAAAAAGCGGTTTAATAGTTATCATATAAAAGCCTTCAATTACAAAGTAACTTCCAGCAATTAATGATATAAAATTCCATATTGCTGCTTTGTTTATCTTTCTTTTCATAAATTAACCTCTTTCTACTTTTTTTAAGTAATTTATATCTATTCCTAAATAATCTTTCACTATTGCCATTGGATATAATCCTTTAGGTAGTTTTTTATTTACCATAGTAGTTATTTCTTTTGCCATTTCGCTTGCTTTACTATCACCAACATAAGCAAGCCTCTGTATATCTTGTTTTGTTGCCCATTGCTTACTTAATATTTCAAGTGTTTCACTTGCTGAAAGAACTTTCTCAGGTTTCTTCATCTGTACCTTCCTTTCTATTTTGTCTTGCACGAACTTATTATTCAAATAATTCTTCAATTGTATAATTTTTATTGGTTTTTCTGTTAATCAAATCTCTTAAGAGTTTTGCTTCCTCGGTAGTAAAAGCTGCTTTACCGTTAAGTTTTAGATTAATTGTACTTAATGATTTAATATTTAATTCATTAGCAATTTCATATTGTTTAATATTAGCATTTTTAATTACCTTCTTTAAAAAGTCCATTGTTTCCTCCCTTCTATACGATTTTTCGTACACTAAAGTTAAAAAAATATTTTATTTCCCTAACTTTAAATCAATTATATACGATATTTCGTATGATGTCAATATTAAATTTACGATTTTTCAAAAATAATTTGTTTTTTCGTATTTTTTGTGGTATATTAATAATGAAAGGTGAAAAGGATTATGTTAGAAGAACAAATAAAAAAATTAATAATTGAAAAATTTGGTTCTGTAAGGCAATTTGCACTTAAAATTGATGTACCATACACAACCATTGATACTATCTTAAGAAGAGGTATTGATAATTCTAATGTTAATAATGTTATTAAAATGTGCAAAGCTTTAAATATTTCTATTGACAAGTTAGTTGATAATAATGAATTAGTTAATGTTCTAGAGTTTGACAATGCCACACATGTTGATTTTAATTCAGATACTATATTAATTCCTGTTTTAGGAACAATTAAAGCAGGTATTCCAATAGAAGCACAAGAAGATATATTAGAATATGTTGATATACCAAAAGATTGGCTAAAAGGAAACAAAAAATTTTATGGGTTAAAAATTAACGGTGATAGCATGTACCCTAAATATAATGAAAATGATATTGTTATATTTGAGCAAAACAGTGATTTAGACCTTGCAAATAGAAAAGACTGTGCAGTTATGGTCAACGGTTTTGATGCTACATTTAAAAATGTAACAATAAGTGATAATGGTATTACATTAACACCATTTAATTTAAATAATCAGGATAATTACTTACCTACTTTTTATAATAAAGAACAGATAGAAAGATTGCCAGTTAAAATTATTGGTATAGCTAGAGAGAAACGAACGAGGCTCTAATGAAAAACATATCAAAACAAAATTGAAATTATGAAAGATTTTATTGAAGAAATAATAAAAAAATTAAAATAAAAAAACTAGTTCCTGCTGTAACAAGAACTAGTTAAGGTACAGAATAAAAAAGTCCATGCAAGACAATTCTTTTTCTGTACCTATATTGTAGCAAAAATATAATTAAAAATCAATATAGGAGATGATAAAATAATGGCAGTTTATAAAGATAAAAATAAAACTAAAGATGGTCGAAGTTGGTACTTTAGATGTTATTATACAGATATGTATGGCAATAGAAAACAGTGGAAATCCGAAAGATTTTTATTAAGAAGAAATGCAGAAGATGCTGAAAGAGAATTTTTGATTAAAGTAAAAACTACTGATAACACAAACAATGGAATTTTGTTTATTGATGTGTATGATGATTGGTTATCAGTTAAGAAAACACAAGTAAAGTCTTCTACTTACTATGCCAGAAAAAAAAGAGCTGATTTATACATAATTCAGCACTTCAAGAATTTTAAATTACATGATATTAAAATCAATTCTATAAATATGTGGAAAGAAAAAATATTCAATTTGAAGTCAATTGGTTTAGAACATAAAAATAGGATTATTGCCGATTTGAAAGAAATACTAGATTATGCTGTTTGTAATTATGATTTTGATATTAAAATTGCCAGCAAACTCCAAAAAGTAAAAATAGAAAAAGTTACAAATCAAATGGATTCTGAAATCAACTTTTGGACTTATAATGAATTTAAACAATTTATTAATTCTGTTAATAATGAATTTTATTATATATTATTCAATTTCTTCTATTATACTGGTCTTAGAATTGGTGAAGTATGTGCATTAAATTGGAAAGACATTGATTTTAATAAAAAAACTCTCAGAATTAATAAAACATTGTCATACAAAGTGTTTGATGAACCATATGTAATTACTACTCCCAAAACTAATAATTCAAATAGAATAATAGAATTAAATGACAATTTAGTGAAATTAATTAAAAAGCATAAAAATAATCAAAAAAACATATATGGATTTACTGATAATTGGTTTGTCTTTGGTGATGTTAAACCGTTGTCACCAACTACATTTAAAAGATATTTATACAATTATATTGAAGCAGCTAATGTAAAAAAAATAACCCCTCATGGATTTAGACATTCTCATGTAAGCCTGTTAATAAATTTAGGTTGTGATAGTCGTGATGTTGCTGAAAGAATTGGTGATACAGTTCAAATGGTTGAAAAAACTTATTATCATATGTTTCCAAGTAAAAAAACTCATGTATTAAATGTATTAAATAAATTAAAATAAATAAAAAATAAGACCTAATTAAGTCCTAAAATTATTTAAGCATAATAAAACCCTTATAAAATAAGGGAGATATTTATCTTGGTTGCCCCTACTAGAAGAGGTACAACACATTTCTAAATATCATTTAACTATAATTTGCCTTATTTGTCAATATATTGTAATATTTATCGTTAATTAAAATTATTATGTTTTTAATATTTTAAGTCCTGATTAAGTCCTGAAATTAGGAGGATAAAATGAATTATTGTAAACATCTAAAAAAGAAAAAAAATAAGCCATATTGTAACATGCTAAAAAAAGAAGTAACAAGCAATCAATGTAGAGAATGTATTCACAAAGAATATAAAATCAGAATTAATAAAAATGCACAAAAAAACAAAAAAAGTGTGCAAAATGTAAAAATAAATAGCAAATTTGCACAAAAATCGCAAAAAATGCAATTTAAATCTAAAAAAATGGCAAAATTAGAAAGAAATAGATTCTCTGTATTTACTACTGATTTAGAGCATTGTTATTTGTGTGGTAGAAAAAAAGAAGAATTACATGAAATATATGCTGGTAGAAATAGAATTAATTCAATGAAATATGGATTCGTTCTACCACTATGTCATGAATGCCACTCTCAGAATCAAAATAATTCGCTTTTTAATGAGTTTTGGCACAAAAGTGGTCAAATATATTGGGAGTTCAATATCGGCTCTAGAAATGAATTTTTGACCATATTTAGAAGAAATTATTTAGATTAAAAAAATAAATTTTCAAAAAATGTTTGACAATTACACTTTTTAGGTGTAATATATTAATCAAGAAAGGGAGGTATTGTAAATGATACACTCAAGAAGAAAAATGTGTGAAGACACAATTATTGCTCTAAATAAAGCCAGAAGAAAAATTAGCAAATTAGATTACACAAATTTTGATAAAGCAAAAAATATAGAAAAAAAAGTATATGAGGAATTTAAGGATAATGAATGGTTTGAGAAAATAACATATACTGATAAGATGGCCAAATGGCTAAAAAAAAGAAAACAGCAAGTTTGGCTAGAATATTTAAAACAAATTGAAAAAAAAGGAAAGGAAAAATAATAAATATGATTACATTAAATGTACCTAAAAAATATCAAGAAAGATTTGGTGCTCTTGAATTAACAGGATGGGATTGTGATGAAAAATATTATTTATATTTTGCGAATGGTTGGGGTGTTGAAGACGGTTGGAATCCAATCGATGGTTTTCGAGTTATGGGATGCATTCCTGTTGTTAGTAAGCAAGAAGCTCTTAAATTTATTAGAGATGCTGTAAAAGAAGGTGATGGAAAGCAAGATGAAACTAAAAGATGTGTATAAAAAGTATAAAGGATATTCTTTTGAAGTGTATGGCAGACCATTAAGTCAACCAACAATACCATTTACATTATTACCTAAGGTAAAAGATATCAAAGAATGTGAAGTAGTAGAATTAAAAGTTACAGATAAAGAGCACGAACAATATAGATTTGACTTATCTGGAAAACTAAAAGGCAAAGAAACAGTAAAAGGTTATGTTAGAGTAGTAATAAAATAGAAACGGAGTACTTTAAATATGGAATGTAATAACGATTTAAAATTTATAAAAGAGTTTTCAAAAATTAAGATTGCACCAATATGTAAGAAATTAAATATAGATAAATCAAATCTATGGGCTGGTAGAGTTCCTGTTGATAAAGTAAAACAAGTAAAAGATGAAATTATAAATCAATATAGTAAATTGCAATAAAAAAGAGGCTATAAATTTATCACTCTAGATAAATCTATAGCCTTTCTTTTTATCATTGAATCTGTTTTAAACCATGCTCTTTTATTTTTAATATTATATTGTATTAACATAGAACTATCATTTCTATTAACTAACTTTCTGATAATGTTTTTATCAGTAATTACCTTTTCAACCATAATATCCCCTTTTTCTTGGTTATATATAATAACATAAAAACATTAATTTGTCAAAAAAAGAGGTAAGCTTTATCGTCTACCTCTTTCTAATATCTTTTTATTTTCTCTTATAATATCCATTCTTCTATCATATTCTTCATGATTATCTAATTCAAGTCTGTGTAATTCTTTATGTGTATTTTCACTTAATAAATAGCTTTCTTCATAAATAGTATGCTTTGTTATTCTAAATGGAGGATCGTGGTGAAGAACTAAATTTTCTTTCTTAAATATTTCCATATTATACATATCTACTCGACCACATTTTAAGAATAATTGCATTTTAACTGCTCTAGAGCCTGGCCTTCTGCTCATAAAACCTCACTAAAGTGATTTTAATGTACCTTTTTTTAACATTTCTAGCATTTTAGTATTTTGCATTGCTGAACCAATATAATTTGTTATACCGTTATTTTGAGCCAATTTAGAACGATATGAGAATGAACTATCTACACCAATGCCTTTTAAAGCATCTACAATAGAATATCCATTGTAGTTTTTATTTGATAAATATTTAGTTTTATCATTACTTCCTAGTATTATTTGATTTACTCTATTTTGCACCTCATGATATCTAGAACCTAATGCTTGCTTTCTAGCCTCACCATTGCCATATTTGCCTGCTATAACTTCTTTTGCAAGTTCATCGGTTGACTTATTAATAACTTCATTATTTGCACTAACTAAATCTTTATCTAAATATTCAGTAGGATTAATTCTTACTCCATTTTTCCATACCTCAAAATGCAAATGTGCACCTCGAGTGTTTCCACTGTTAGACATAAAGCCTAATCTTTGTCCTTTTTGTACCCATTGACCATTTTTAACCAATAATCCTTTTTGCATATGTGCATACAAAGTACAATAGCCATTGCCATGGTCTATTTTCACACAATTTCCATAGCTCAAATTACCTTTACTTCCCTGCATAAGTCCATATCCATCTTGATAAAAAATAATTTTACCAGAAGAATGTGCTACTATGTAATCTAGTTTGCTTCCGCTTTTTACTATATCTACAGCTAAATGTTTATTATCTGAAGAGTAAAAATAATAACCTTGTGTTATATCACAAGTACCACTTTCTAAAACTCTAGTTTTCATTAGAATCACTCTCCTTTGGTACTTTAGTTCCTAAAAAGAATGAAACCACCATCAATGTGATTGATTTTAATTCTTCTGGAATAGTTATTTGTCTAACTATACAATAAGCAAATAAAATCATTACTAATACTGTTATAAATGATTTTAAATCATTCCATGCTTTTTTCATATTTATCCCTCTCTTTCCAATAATTCATTGCAATATTTTTTAGTTTCAGAATTATATCCCAAATCTAGATAACTATCACAACTTTCTAATCTATCGTGCATTGGTATATTTTCATTCCATATTGTATTTCTTAATGTAGATTTTTGAATTATTTTAAGATTTTCGCTTGTCTTATAATAAAAACCAAATGCTGACCATAAAAAAACGATGAACGATACTATCCATCCACCGAAAGTTAAAAATATTTTTATTTTCTTTTCTAGTTTTTCCACCTTTATCCTCTCTTTCTTTATCCTAGAATAGCAACTTGTAAAAATGTTTGATTTGCTGTACTACTTATTGTAATATTTTCACTTTGTTCACTATAACAATACATCTCAATATAATCTCCTTCTTCAACAGGAACAATTGCTGTAGTTTCCATTGTATGAGAATATGCTCTTTCATTAAATGCAAAAGTTTCACCATTTTTATAAATATATATATATCTACCACTACTATTAGCACCCCAAGCGGTATATCGACAATTAACTAAAACAGAAGTTACACCTTTACCAATATAAACTTTATTATTTGAATATGATAAAGATGAACTAGTATTATACAAAACATTTGATACATTAACTAATGTAGTTGTGTTTCTTGTTATTGTTTGTTGTTGTGCTAATCCAACTCGAATTGATTGTCCTAATTGTGATAAATATTTGTTAAGCCCTATTGATATTTCTTTAAAGTCTACCCTATCTTTAAGTAATGCTCTTATATATTCACCTATGGGAACATTTAAAGTAATATAACTCTCTTTAGAAAAAGCATCCACCATTTTTACTTTGAAATAATATGATGAGTTACTATCTACATCGGTTATTGGTGTTCCATTTTTAGCAACATTCCAATTAGTAACATTTACAACATTACCACTTATTGTTGCCCCAGTAATTGGGAAATAAGTTGATGGTTCACTTACATTAGTTTTCCAATACTTATAACTTAATGTAACACTATTATTTTTTGTACCAACTTTGCTTCCATAAAAAGTACCAACTAAATTCATTATAACTTTACCACTTAATTGCCCGTTTCTTTTAACACTTGATGAAGTTTGAACTAGGTTAGGCTTTGCATACATTACATACGAAGTATTCGTATAGTTATAACTACTTACACCACCTTTACTATCGGTTAATTCAATTATTATCTGCGGTATATCTTTAGAAACCGAAGTTTCGTAATAGTATGCCATTTCAATACCTTCGGTTGTAAAGTTTAAATTTATAGTATTTGTTGTGCTAGTAAATTTAGTTGTACCATTTATTATCCTATATTGTGTAATCGTTGCACCATCGTAAGTGGTTGCTTGTATTGTTGCAGTTTTATTTGATAAATAAGGCACAAAGTCATTTGCATTTAAGCCTATATTTTGTAAAACACTTGAATTTTCTACAAAAGTTATACTATTAAACAATGGTGGTTTATGCAAGTCTGTAAGTTTAAATGTTGAACTAGAACTTGCATTACCACAAGTATAATTTTGACCTGTACTATCAGTTACACTAAATGATATGTCTATTGTCTTTGTTCCATCGGTATTGTGTGCTATTTCTATATTGCTACCACTACTTATTGTTGTTGTTGATGAACCATTATAACTTGATATGCTACCAGTATAGGTATTGCCACCTATGTTTATTGAATATGGAATATTAAATCCATACCAATCCCAACCATTTTGAATTGGTGCTATTGTAAACGAATAACTCATAAATGAACTATTGCCACTTGTAGTTTCTTCGTTTACCTTTAATGTGAACTTATGGTGTCCTTTAGAACCATTTGCACTTATTGTTTTAGTTTGTAAAGCCATAAATTATACCTCCCCATTATAGAATGTTGCATAAGCATATTCACCATCTACTTCTATTCTTTCATCAACAAAGTCATAGTTTTCACTAGCAAGTGGTTTGCTAGGTATACTTCCATTATAAGAATAATAATGTTGTCCTTGTAATCTAAAGTCTTTTGCTAGGAAACCATCTTTATTTGTCATAGAAATTATAGTTTCACCATCTTTATAGTAAGTACCAGTGTTATCAATTAATGTATTATAATCAGTATCACTTTTTTTAATGTTTAAACCATCTTCGTTAAATGTGAATCCCGTTGTTGTTGTTACTTCGGTAACTTTACCACTTATAGGTTTACCATCTTCATCGTAAGCCAATTCAATGCCACTATTTGATTTTATAACATTTACAACCAAATCAGTTGAAGTTTGTTGCAATTCTACTGCGGCAACTCTATCTTCAAGACCATTGTTTTCTATTCTTTCAACCCTAGAAGTAATTCTATCTTCATTAACTTTTATTGTTGCCATTTGGCTTTCTACATAATTACTTATAGGTAAATCTCTAACATATATTACATTCATATTAGGTTCATTAATATCTATTGTATCTATATGTGTTATTGGCTTATATGTGTTAGGTATATCTACTTGTCCTAGTTCTTCGGTATTTGAACTTGCTAATAAATATTGAACTTCGGTATTATGTGTTGATAGCCAAGTTTTAAATCCTGCTAAATCATTATTAACACCATTGTAGTTAAAAAATACGTTAATTACTGGTGTTGTATAATAGCCTTCTGTCATATAGCCTATGTTTACTGCATCTCCAGCATTATTTGTTGGCATAAAGTAATCACTTTTTAACAAGCAAGGTACTGCAGAAGTTAAGCCTCTTTTATCTTGAAATGGGGTGTAATATCTATTGTCACCTATCGTTCCCCAACTTTCACTACCATTTAATATTTTACTTCCTATTTTTCTATCTACATAAAGCATTCCATTTTTAATGTATAGTAAATCTTTTACATCTCCTATGCTACGAAGTGGTTGATTTAAAGAATATGTATATATTTTATAATAGTATGGTTCAAATTCTGTAGCTTGGCTATTTTTTTCTACTTGTATATTTGAAACTGAGGCATTTTGAACACCACTACTAATTATAAATGTAAAAAATAAATCTTCATTTGCAGTTGCAGTATATGTTACTTTTCCATTTGTTGAACTTGCCACATTTGTTCCATATACATTTCCTCTGTAAATTATTTGATAAAAATTGCTATTAAAATCATTTGATATAGCACTAAAAGTATATGTAGTTCCTTCTTCTACTGTTATTCTTTTTGCTATGTATCTTCCACCAGTTAAACTTCCTCTAGTAAATGTAAAACCATTATTTTCTATTGTGTAATTGTTTGTTGTCAATTGTGTGTAATAGTCTTTGTTATCCCACAAGTTTTTACTTGTTGTTTTAACTTCAATAACATATTTACCATAAGGAATGTAATTGTGGGCTTGTGTGCCTTTTGTTACCATTGGTTTAAATGTTGCATTTGTTAATACTGTACCACTTTTTACATATATTATATATCTAGTATTAGTAGAATTTGAAATTGATAATATCACACCATTGCCATAATCTTTATAACTTTCCAAGCCATCTAAATACAAAAAATAATCAGTTGAATTGTTTGTTGGATTGCAACCAGAAAGAAAATATGTGCCATTTGATAAATTAATATTTTTGTTAGTGCCAGCTATATATGTATTTGCAGTTGCTGTTCCATTTATAACAAATGTTCCATCATCATTTTTAGTAATTGTAAGTCCATTTTTAACTTGACTTGTTATATTATTTTCACCTAAATTTGCATACCCTACACTAACTAATTCACTAGGGTTGCTTGGAGAAGGCTCACTTGCTTGTGTAGTCTTACCTTCCATTTCAAAATTAACTAATTCGGCATTTGTGCTATCTTCTAAATAGAACGATGTACCACTTGTATCTTGTGTTGGTGTTAATAAATCTTCTACTACAATTGCCGTGTCTACCCAATCGTAATCGCTAAATGTTGTGCTATCCGTTGCATTAAAATCAACATAAGTTCCTTGCCATCTACTTGGCTTTTCACCTATTTCATAACCATCTTGTGCAGGTGTAAAAGTTGTGCCATCTTCACTATATTTGATATGCAAATAAGAAGTTTTTCCATCAACACCATTTGTTCCTGGAACACCTTGTGTTCCTTGCTCTCCTTTTTGGGCTAAAACGACTAGTACCTTTAGTGTGGAACTATACGTTTCGCCGTTGTCGATATAATCAAACCTATAAGATAACTCGTTTGTTAGATTAGTTATTGCCGTATTTGTTGTAACTGCCAAATTTATTTTATTGTTTGATATAGTTTGCGTTATTCCTGTTGCCGTAGATAATTTAGTTACTGTTGGCGTAACTTGACTACCCTTGAAATAAGCATAATAACCTATTTGATATGTTTTATTTTCTAATGGCTTATTACTTGTATTGACAGGAATTGTTATGTTATATATATCTAAATCTACTGAAAAAGCCTCTACTGTTTGCTCTAATGATGTTATTTTATTGCCATGGGATGATACTGTTGCACTTATTTCATTAACTGTCTGCTTTGTTGATGATTGCTGTTCTTGTAAAACACCTATTGTGTTTCCTTGTTCATCTACTAACCTTGTAGTATTTGTCATTGTATTAGATAACTCATCTACATCATCTCTAATTTCAGTTACTGTGCCACTTAATATTGTTAATTTACCATCTACCTGATATGCTACTGTATCATCAGTATATTTTGTTGCTTTAATCCAATCTCTTTCAGCATATGATTCACTTTCACCTTTAGTTATTTGGCATCGATATAATTCTTCATTATTTAACCATAAATCACCTACATCATAAGGCGGTGCTGGTTGCACTACAAATACTCTTCTCTTGCTGTCTGCAGTATCCTGTGCTGCATTTGCTAGAGCCAATGCTTGTGTAACATCTGTGTCCTTTATATCTATCCATTGATATACATTATTATCTAATGTAAATCTATATGCATATCCTGTTTCTCTGTCATAATATAAGTCGCCTAAATGATTGTTTCTTGTATCATCATCTTCCCATTCGTTAGCTGGATAATTATTTAATGTAGGAATACCAGAAGAAAACCAGGTAGTAATATTTCCATCTACCTGGTTTTGTAATTCTTCTATATTCTGTGTAGTTACTGAAACGAAATTATTTAATTCGTTTTCAACTTTATTTAAACTTGATTTTTGAAGTTCATAATTTTTTTTGAGAGTACCTATGCTAGATAAATCGTATTTTCTTTCTAAGTCTTGAGCTGTTCTAACTCCATTTCTATCTTGTTTCATTTAGTATAAACCCTCCCATCTTTTATTTTAAATCCTAATTTTGATAGGATTTCTTCTTTTTCCTTCTTTGTTAAATCTTGATTGTTAATATATTCTATTATTTGCTTATCGTATGATGTAAATGATGAATAATTCATTCTGATTAACATAGCTTTTTGAGCAATTGATAAATCTAGTGAGTTGACATAATTAATTATTGCACTCTTCCTTTGATTTGTACTTTCGTATCTTTCTTTTATATTATTTATTTCATCTTGATATGTTAAATATTTATCATAAGTTGTTATTTGTTTAATTGTTTTATATTTTTCTGGATTTTGATAAGAATAATCTATTTCTTCTTTGTTAAGATAATAATCTGCAACATTTCCACCATCATCTGTATATGAATTGATTTTATTGTATGTATCACTCATTTCTATATTTAATACATCTTTTCTTGCTTTGTTATATGCATAATTTACTATCTTGTTTATCATATCTGATTTTTCTGTATCTGATAAGTTAATATATTTAGAATCATTTACTAATTCTTTAACACTTAATTCAATTATGTTTCCAGCAATCTTTTGATATTCAGCTCTTTGTTTAGAATCCATTATTATCTTTTCACCATTTTTATTAATATAATATGGTGCTACTCTAGGCATAATTGTCTTATCACCTGTTGCATTGTATAACCTGTATATTTCAGCTGCACTTGTACTTATATTTTCAGTGTTGATGTTTGCTGGATTTAAGAATACATTAAATATGTTATTCTTTCCACCGTATTTTTGAATTTCTCTACCCATCGTATCAACCGTAGGTGATAATGTTTTACTCAAGAATGGTATTTTAGCTTTTACTTTGTTAATTGCTGTTTGTACTGGTTTACCATATTCAAATGTTGTTCTTTGAATTCCATCAACTAAATCTGCAACCTGTTTTGAGAATGTAGGAACTGCTCTTGCTGGTAAATCTAGCATTGAATTAATTAATCCAGAAACAAATCCATCATTATCTGTTAACACATCATTAATACTTTGTAAAAATGATTGTTCTAACAATATACTACCTGCACTATCTAATGAACCTATAATTCCTTCCAATAATGCCTGTTCTTTATTATTTCTAGAATTTACTATATTTGCTGTAATAGAAAGTGGTGCTGCTAGAGGCTGTGCCCAGTCATAAGTAAATGTTTTGCCGCCTATATTTATAGAATATGAACTAATACCTAATGTATTTTTTATGAAGTTTGCTGTATCTTTATCATCATCACTTTTTCCACTTGTTATTCCTGCTTTTGCTAAGGCATATCCTAATACATAAAGCATAGTTCCTGCTGTTGCTTTACCTAAATCTTGAACAAATTTGTGTTGCATTTTTGCATTATACTGTCCATTTGATAATGAATTTTTTAAATTCTTACCTTCTACCATTGTTTTTATTAATCCTGCTGGTGAATAATCTATTATGGCCTTTGTTAAGTTTGCTGGTGTTTTTGCAAAAGGTATTAATACATCGCCTAATCCATAATCACCAAAACTTAATTTGTTTAATCCTTTTCGTACATTTAAAACAAATCTTGTATATTCATTATTATCATTCCATGTTCTTTGTAATGATTCTGCTCTTGCTATATCAATCATATCTTGTGTTATTTCTGTAGTATTATTTAATATCATCTGATTTTGTATTGAGTTTTCAAATGAAGCTTGACTAAATACTCTATCGCCTGCATCCATAACATAGTTTAATAATGCTTCTACACGATTAAGAGATTTCCCAATAACAGTTTTATCATTAAATGATTTACCTTCTGTTATTTCAAATCTATTGCCTTCCATATCTTTTGTGTTTATGCCCTTTTTATAATCGTTAGTAGATTGATATGCCCCTTCTTTCATACCTTTAAGTATTGCATTTACATTCATGTTTCCTGTTGTTCTTACACCTGTCTTTTTAGCAATAATCTTATCGGCATAGCTTGAAAATAAATCACCAAAATAATTTATTGGTGCTATCAAAGCATTACCTGCAACATTTCTTACTTGTGTCTTAGGATTAAATAACATTGATATTCTCATCCATGATTTTAAAGCTGCACCTTTTTCTGGTGGCAATTTATCTGTCATCAATTTTTGAATTTCTGCAAGTTTTACTCTTTTATCGTATCCATCTTCCATATCACGAATTTCTTCCATGTTATTCATAATAAATTTAGTATCTTCTGGTGTTAATTCAAAGTTTTCTCTATTAGCATCAATCCATTCTTTTGTCTTATTTTTAGACATCTTTTCATATGCTTCTTGTAATTCAGATTGTGCATAATATACCATTCCTTCTGGTGTTAATCTATTCATGATGTTAAATGCTTGAACTGTTTGACCTGCTTTAGTTCCCATTTCTCGCATCTTTTTAGCAACTTCTACCATCGACCTATTTAAGTCATCCTTCTTTGATGTATCTGTTTCATTTTGAATCTGGTCTTGATATTGTTTTAACAATATCCATCCTTCTGCTATATCTACACTTGTTGCATTTTCACTATTTTTAGTCATCCAACTATATACTTCACTCTGACCACCTTTATTAATTTTATCAAATGCTTTATTTAGACTTTCTTCATTAGTTACTTGTTTATAGTAATTAACTTCATTTGATGATAAAATTGATTTTTTACTATCTTCACTAAGCATATTAGTTTTTTCTGAAATATTTCTTGCAAAGCTGCTTTCGCCTTTACCTGTTTGTACTTTTCGTGTAGGTAGTATTGGTGTTGTATTAGCATCTTGTTTAGTCAATTTAGATATTTCAGTTGGATTCATTGTTTTCTTTAGCTTACTACTATCAATTGGTATTAATTGTGTATTATCTGTCTTTGCTTCACCTTTTGTGTCAATACTTGCTCTAACAGGTAAAATGTTCTTTTCTTTAACTAAGCTGCCAACCCCAGCAGCTTTATATATTTCATTTACCCAATCTTCTATTGTGAACTTAACATATTTTTGGCCTTGTCTATTTAATGTTTCTTTTGTATTAGGTTTAACTGAAAACCAACTTTGAATAGCATATTTAGTTAGTTCTTGACTAGAATTAGTCTTTATGTTACTTCCAATAAAATTAGCAACATTTAACCATTGCTGTTTTGTTCTTTTTTCTGTATTTCTATATCCAGGTACAAACTGTTTTGCTGTTTTTAATAGCTTGCTATCAAAACCTGTTGTATCTCTATACTTTGCATAATCGGATTTAATATCTTTATATGTAATGTTTTTCTTTAGTTCTGGGAATTTAACTTTATATCCTTTCTCTTTATTCTTTAAATATTCTAATCTTTCTATTTCTTGTTGTTCTAGCTCAAATGGTAAATTTTCCAGTACATATAATTCTTTTGCTTCATCATCTGTTAGATATTTATTATCGGAGGTTACTTCCTTAACTTTTTCTTTTATTTTCTTTAAATCACTTAATTTTTGGCCTGTGCCTTCTTTTGTATAGTGTTTATCTAAATATTCTTGCCATTTACTATTATTCTGTGAATATCTAATATCAGAATCTTTTGTAGGATTTAAATTATCCGCTGCTTTAAATTGATTAGAATTAAAAGTAACATACACATTATTCGCTTTTGTTTCTGTTGCACTCCTACCACCATAATCATATACATTTTTAATAATTACACCATCATAATTAGTTAAGCCATCTGCATTTGATGTAATTACTTCTTTTACTATGTCATTAGTAGTCTTAGAAGTTCCCCATAATCTTATTAATTCTGGTTTACTAAATGCAACACTTGCCGCTTGTGCTATTTCTTCACCAACAACATCAGCACCTTTTATTTCCGCTCTAGTTTCAAATATATCTTCTAATTCTTCACCTAAATCAACAAATCCTTCTGAATCTGAATTACCAGATATTTTTTCCAAGAAATAACTGTTAGGCATACGATACTTATCAAATTCTTCATATGCTTGTTTATTTTTATCATACAATTCTTTTAAGTTTTTAACACCTTTATAATCTATCTCACCATATAGATTCATATCTATCCATTCTTTAATATTTTCTGGTAATCTAAATTCATCTATAATGAATGATGATGTTGCCTGGCCTATTACACCATCTTGTTCTAAAACTTCCGCTATATTATACCAAGTGCTTACTCCTAAACCATCTGTAGTACCATTACTTAATGCGGTTACATTATCTATTCCTACTCTTTTAATGAAATGATTCATTTTTCTTATATCATCATCTAATTCTGGCGATAAATACTCATTATCAATTTCATTAATTATTTTTTGATATTTTTCATAATTATCTCTTGCTTCATTCGACCTGTTAGCACTTTCATTATATAGTCTTGTTAAGTTGTTTTTTACATCTTCTGGAACTCTTGATTCCAATTCATCAATAAACTCATTTGATTGTTGTACAACTTGATTCCAATTTCTTTCTTCCGCATCAATAACATAAGGATTAGTTATATTTGCATAACCCTCATATTGTATTCTCGAGTTTTTACTCCAATCTGATTTTTGAATATCTGATTTTATGTTTTTAAGCATTTCAGATTTTGAATCGTATAGATTTACTACTTCACCATTTAATCTTGTATCTTCATGTAATATAGCAGGGCTTTCTAAATACTTCATTACTTCTTGTTGAATTGCCACAGTATCTGCAGTTCCTAAGTATTTATCAGTTAATTTCTTGTATTTATTTTGAAGTTCTTTATCAAAATAGTTCCATGAAAAAACTCTAGCATAATTAGAGTCTTTCATTATCTCATCTTCATAAATATTATCTAGCATTTGTTTCTTTTCAGATTCACTAAGTGTTTCTATAAAATCTCTAGCTTCTCGTGAAATTTGTTTGTCTTGACTTACAATGTATTTACCATCATTTCTTTGTTCTACAGTGTATGTATTTCCTGTTTCTTTTTGTAATTCATCTAGATAATTATTTAATTCTTCTGTACTGCTAATTTTCTTTGTATCAGCCATTTTATAGTCTTGACTTGCATAGCTTCCAGACATATCTTTAGAGTTAGTATAATAATTTACAACTTGGTCACCAAATCTATAATATTCTGTTCCTACAGGATTAAATTCATTAAACTGTGCCACTTCATCAGTAGTAGTATGATAAACAACTTCTAAATTGCCATTTTCATCTCTAACTTTACTATCTTTAAAATATTTTTGCTGTTCTTTGCTTAATGCCCTTCCTTCGTTGTCTGTTTGTTTTACTGATGATTTACTGTCAGCAACTTTTGCATACTGTGCTT